TACTGACTGAGAGATATACCAATAAATTATATTCTAAACTATTGGTTATTTTTGATATGTTGCTTGTCATAAACAGAATTCATATGATTGAGTGTAAAAATAAATGCACGTTTATTGAAATAATAACATGAATTTATTTCTAGATGATTATCTGTATGACAATATGGTGAAATATAGTAATCATCAAGAATCTTCAGTCCAGCATTATAAATCTTAAGCTGTCGTGTGTTCCACATTTTGCGAGGCTTAAATCGTGTGAATCCATATTGCAGATACTTGCAATGCTTACGACGTGTTAGCCAATCTTTTCTTCGTGACGACCTATCTTTGTTTAAAGATGGATAAAGTAGTCGTTCAATAAATTCATAACTTAGCTTAATTCGTCGCTTTGTTCTACGTATTTTCATCCTTAATAATCCGAATTGCTGTTTGAATTGCTTCCTTAAGTTTAATCAGCCCAGGCTTACCAATCATGTATCCTCCAACCATATCAAAATCACCGTATGCTACATCAGACTCAATATAATAAAGCACAGTTCTAGATTTGCTTCCACACATTAAAGCGCTAATTTCCAACTTTTGGCACGGCTTATCAACATTCCAACAAAAACAAATTGAACTTACATCTTTTCTGAAATCTTTTTCTGTAACATTAATTGCTTTGTCTAGGCATGAGATAATATGTTCGCTTTCTTCAATTGTATAAACAGGAGTTGCAATATCATCAGGCGAATAATCTTCATCACTTTTATAGCAAAGAAAGCCAACCGTATCATCATACACTACAACACTAATACATTCTGTATTAGAACAAACAGGATTATAAATTTCGGTATACATTGGAAATCCTATCAAGTTGTAATAAACACATGACCATTCTGAGTACGACCGATCACGCTCAATTCATTGTTATTATACATGAAAGTCACACACTCATACAATGGATTTTTGCTGTTTAATGGAACAATATCTGTGATTCGTTGATTTGTGTCAACCAATTCTAATTTAAGTCCTAATGGAAATTCGCGATTAACGGACGATGTATACCCAGCACGTAACGCAATAATCTGTAGTTCCGAGATCATCTTATCGTCAAGTGCAAATAATCCACCGTGTTCTCTTGTCCAGTTGAGCAAATATTCTCTTGATAACGACTTACTGAGAATCTGAAATTTCTTCCCTGTGTTTCGTTCCTTTGCTCCTTTTCGAATATCAGAGCTAAACATAAGATCATAGTCCAACATCATATTAGGGCAACATGAGAGGAAATACATTGGAGTTCTAGCATAATTTCGATATACATTACTCATTGGACCGCTGGAACAAGAATCGAAATCTTCCTTGGGAGAAAGAGTCACATTAGAATTCATTGTTGTATAAGTCCTAACGTTTGTATTTCGATTCTTCATCTTAACAACTGTTTCATATGATTCTACAATCGAATCAAATTCTGAAGTAGTCAAATATTTCATATCACTTGTCATTGTATAAAGTGTTTCAGTTCCACATAACTGTTTTATCGACACCCATCCGTCAGTAGTCAGTACACTAAAAATTTTAGGAATCATCACTTACTCCAATAACGAATATAAACATGTGCTTTTGGTTGTTCTTCATTAGTTAGTAAATCAAACTCAACAAAAGGTGTCATATCATTAAGCCAATTTGGAGCGTATGAATCACATTCATATTCTCCATCAATTACCGTTTCAATTGCAACATTTACATAATTCTTCACACTGCCATACACCTTACTACCACCACAAATAAACATGAGGTTATCGTTGAATGAAAGTGCTTCCTCAATTGACTTAACAAAAATACAGTTTTCTGTTTCTTGATTATCAGGCTTACTTGTAACAATAATATGTTTTGCAGTAGGTCGACGTTTGAGAAAATAGTTCTTTGCACTTTTCCATGTCTTACGTCCAACAATTACAGTATGATCCCCAATCGTATTCCAAAAAAAGTCAATATCTGATTTACATTTCCAGGGAATTTTATTATCTTTACCGATTCCGCCATTTTTATCATGTGCAAGAATCATTGCAAGTACAGTCATAGTTTCGTGTGTTTCCTTAATTTTCTTTTAATTATAGCACAAGTAATTTATATTTGTCAACATGAAAAAAAAGAGAGAACATTTTATATTTTGTTCTCTCTTATCTGTAGATATTAAATTTTATACTGCAATTGGAGCAGGAATTTTATCATAAGACTGATAATTAATCAGTTCAAAATCATCGAAATCATAATCTTCGATTTTGTCTCGTTTTACCTTCACATTGAGTGTTGATAGTGGTAAAGGTTCACGAGTCAATTGCAAATCAACCTGATCAAAATGATTATGATAAATGTGAACGTCTCCGCCTGTCCACACAAATTCACCAACCTCAAGATCACACATCTTCGCAATCATATGAGTAAGCAAAGAATAAGACGCAATGTTAAAGGGAAGTCCAAGAACATTATGTTCAATACAGTTCGTTAAGCTGTATCCGTGAGTTAACACAGCCATATATTACTATATGGATCAGACTATATCACCAACCTACAATAATAGGTTGCATATCATTTCGAGTCACTTGACCCTACTTCCTTACATTCATCAGGAATAGTCGTTAGGCATTTATGATTCTTTAAAATAAAAACTATCATAATTGTGTATTCTATACCAGATTTCAGCAGTTGTAAAATTTAGCTTTTCTGCCGCGTCTTTTACTGACAAATATTCAATTCCATCGGCAATAAGTGGTTTATTTCTATTTTTTGCGGCTTCTGATATTTTGCGTTTGGTTTCTTCGCTATGTTTCTTCCCTTTAAATGGATTAACATAGTTTAAATTTGAATTATGCGCAATTACACTTTTACTAAGTTTTTCTTTTTGTTCTTTTGTTCGTCTACATCCTTTATTCTTACCAACCTTTCCCGTCAATTTTTCAGAAATTCGTTTTCGTGTTTCTTCAGTATGTGTTTTACCCCACATACCATTACTTTCACCATTATGTCCATATTTTTCTTTACGTTCTTCTACAGACATATTATCAAGTCTTTCATGTAATGTATGTGATATTTGTTTAATAATATCCCATTTATTTGGATTTTTTGATAAATTATCTCCACCAATAGCAGAGCATCCGATATTAACACATAAAGGATTATTAATATTTTCCTTTATTAATTGATCTTCTATCAAACGAATTTTATCTTTTGTAGAATATTCAATTATTTCAACTTTAATATCATCAATACCAAACATCTTAACAACTTCATTAAGATATGAATTATGATGTTTACATTCAGACAATTCTCTAAAATGACGGTCTATTCTTTTTGATAATTCTATAGAACTACCAATATAAAATTTCCCTGTTGATACACTATAAAGTTTATAAACTCCACAATTATTCATATAATACCTCCATTCTATAGAAGTATTATAACACAAAAGAATCAATTTAGCACGGGATTGACCAACTATTTGGCGTTCCCCGTTTAGATATGTTTGCAATAAATTATTACTAATTTATGGCACTCTCTTAATGGAATGCGTCACAGCTTCGTTGATACAGCTGACAGGATAATTTACCGTTTCTTACATAAAACTGAATAAATGCATGACACGGTGGTAATGCCATAATATCCAATTGTAATGGATTCCATGTGCAAATAATATGGCGCCGTGATAATGGATTGTTTTTAATACTTTCGATCACATTGGCGATTTGATCAACACCCTTATCAACCCATGAATTTTCTGTCACCTTATCTTTAAGATACGATGGAATATTTGGTGGTTTCCCAGCAAAATTACGCCACTGATGACCATAAATTGCACCTAAATCACCATTTTCGTCAGTCCAGTCATTCCATATGTTTACATTATGATCCGTCAGGTACTTGATATTTGTATCACCCCTCAGAAACCACAGTAGCTCATAAACTACACCTTTCCAGTATACCTTTTTTGTTGTTACTAGAGGGAATCCTTTTTGTAAATCGAATCTCATTTGATGACCAAAAATAGAACGAGTACCTACACCTGTTCGATCTTCGGAATCAATTCCCTCTTCCTTAATTTTCTTTAGTAGATCAAGATATTGTTGCATAATTAAAAGCCAAAAATTGTTTCACACATATTATCAAGCCAGTCTCGCTCATCTTTTGAACAATATTGATGCACCTTTCGTTTCAATTTCAAAAACATATTGAGCAAATTTTCACGTTCATTTTCTTCAATATAATTGTCAATAAACGCAGAGATAAACGATAGGTCTCCTGTTCCGTTGTAATAGAAGTTTGTGAGTTCAATGAGAAATTGTTCAAGCACACAACACCAATAATTTCGTCCTTCACCAACATAGAACTTTGACTTCATGAACAGTGACTCATCAAGTCCAACAATATTCATCGAAATAGTACGTTTTACGACAATTGGCAGACGAATGTACGCAATTGCCAACTTACGGATCATCTCTCGTTCTTTTTCGTTTCCCCACCGCACAAGCACTCTAAATTTTCGTTCTCCATTCTCGGTGAGATATTCCGCCCGAACCACATTGTTTTCAATAAACAACTCAACCGACTCAAGCGAATTCCAATATTTTTCTTTTTCTGCGCTTAACATTTTTTCCATTGTGCAAATTTAATTAGTCCAGATAAACCACTTACGGTATTTCGTTCAATCATCTCAAGTATATCAGATTGTGAATAACCTGTCAATATTGCTTCATTGATGTCCTTAAATGGTAGTCCATCTTCCCACAAACATACCTTATATTTTCTTTGAAGCATTTTCTTTATTTGTGCACAAATTTGAGGATTGCGCGGCTCATTATCATACACGATTGTACAATTTGATTTGATTTGTTCGATTAGTGGAGAATCAAAAGAAGAACCAGAACAAGCGAGACTATTTGGCAAAAATAAAGAATCGATTGCGCCTTCTGTAACATAGATGGGTTTTGAGTAAGATACTGTATCAAGTCCAAAAATACGCGGTGCATTTTCATCCACCTTAATTGTAAAGTACCTAATTGGATGATTAGGATCAAGTGCACGACCAACCAAAGCAACCATTTTTCCATGAGTATTCAAATATGGAATTACAAGTCGAGCTTCTCTGATTTCATTTTGAAATTTATTTGGAATAATCTGATTTACAAAATGCTTAAAATTATCGGTGTAGTACAGCTTGTCATATTTCTCAATTGGTATTTTGCGAGACTGTACATACTGAACGCACTCATTATTTGATGGGAGATTCTTAATCGGTGTAAGAAAATCTAAATTTGAGTCATGATAATCGGTGCTATTTGTGCTTTCTTTGGTACGAAAGAATGAATAATCATTTTTCGATTCATCAATATATGACAAATCATTTTCTCGTCTTTCCTTAATTGACTCAAACACATAATCCTTAGCTAAATTTGGATTAATTGTTTTGATAAAATGTCCGAATGTATAAGACGCTCCGCAATTGTGACAAATAAATGATAAGCCGTTTTTGTCATGTCGTTGATAGATATAACCTCGCGCCTTACTTTCTGAAATACGTGAGTCACCACAAATTGGACAGCGAAAATTATATAAGTTTTCACCGACCTTTTTGAAGTGACTCAGATAAGGAGAAAGTAATGACAAAAATTTATTGTCAAGAAACAAACTCATTCATAAATTCTCCTAATGTATTGTCTAATTTAGCAATTCTATTATTTGCCCATTCACATTGTGCTTTGGATAATTCAGAACCAATAAACAAATACCCATTCTTCTTACATGAATAGGCAGTTGTTCCGCTACCCATAAACGGATCATACACCACAGCGTTATTTGGTGCATATAGACTGAGTAACTTGTCAACCAACTCTGACGAATAGGTTGCACGATTCAGAGGACAAGCACCATCATTATTCGGCGCCTCAATAAAATTAAACAAGTTCTCATATCGTTTCTGTCCATTTTTAGATACAGACATCACTTGTTTGTTACAATGGAATGTTCTGAATTCATTCTTTCGGCAAAACACAAATACAAACTCACAAATACGTGTCAGTTTATTAGACGAAGTATTATTTGGAATTGCGTTTTTCTTTTTCCACGAAATCACATCAGCAATTGTAAAATTTGTATTTGTGATAATTTCATTGATTGCTCGGAACATGCCCTCGGTATTTTCTGAACCGTATGATATATTATAACACACGGCGCCGTTTTCCACTAACACCTTGTCAAAATAATCAAACAATTCTTTTGTAAACTGACAATACTCATCATTACTCATCACATCGACAAACTCATCGTATCTTACTGAGTTAGTTCGTTTAGCCGATTCACAACAATTTCTTAATGTTTGATTTCCCTTTGCTTTAGCATTGGTATTATAAAATGGAGAAGTGATAATAAGATCAATACTATTCTTCTTCATATGGTTCATTGTCTCAAAACAATGCTCATTATAAATTTGATTTACTTCTATCATACATTAAACAAAAAAGTCATCAAGCGAAATTTCCTCATGCGTTTTCCATCCAAGCGCATCGGCCATACCTTGCATTGGAGAATCAAACACAGCCTCAAACATCTTATTGTAATCAACAAACTTATGAAGTCCAAATTCAGGTGGTAATGAATCAACAAAAGCAATCACGTTTTCACCAAGTGGATTAGGCATTTTGAGATACACGAACTTAATCTTATCACCTTCCTTAACCTTTGGATACTTAAGTCCAAGTGAAAGCTTATCAATAAGACTATTATAGAGAAGTGCCGCACGTGCATTGATTGGTGTTCCCTTGATATACACATCTGATCCTGAATTCAACTTATTTTTCGTCTCAGCATCAAGATTTGGCATTTTCGATATTACGGACTTATCATACTTGCTAATATCAGTTAAGCCACGAGGAAACGCAATCTCCTCAACTGTAAACTTCTTAAAGTTTTCTTCTACCTGCTGTACATATTTGTGAAGGTCTCGTTCTTGTTGATGAAGAAGAATCGGTAGTGAGTCCTCAAGCGCATGACGAATGACTAGAGGAGTGCTTGACTTAACCAACTGCAAGCCCATCTTTTTCATCTTTGGTTTTTCTAAGGTGTATTGTGTGCCCTCGGAATTGTATACTTCCATCACATACGCCTTAGTTGCAACAGAAACCATCGAGTTAATAATATTCTCACGTTTCATTTTGAACTTATTTTGATAGGCATTCATGTATTCATACAATTCATCATACGAATCCTGAAGATATGGATTCATGATCTTTTCACCAAATACATTAAGAAAATCAAGCTTTTCTTCACGACTCTTTTCTTTTGGGCATACCTTATCAACAAGATCAGAGAGATTGAGCACAACAGAGTCAGTGTCAATTAATACAACACGATCTTTCTTAATACCTGTTTTCTTGTCAATCAACTCATTGCATTTTCGTTCAATCCACCTAATAGCATGTTGGCCTGAAATTGTGACAGACGATGCTAGAGAAAGGTCGAAATACCTGAAACTCTTTTCACCTAGAGCACCGTAGAGACTGTTTCCTTTTTGTTAACTCACGATTTACCATTTACGTGAGAGCAGACTATATCATCTATGTTCACCGCTTCCCCTTACGTACCAATAGTAAGAGTACGAACTTACGTTCTAGTCGTTACACTTTACCTTGTTAATAAGGTCTTAGCACGGGATTGTCCTTTTATTTTGGTGGAGTTTCCCCGTTAGCACATTATGGAATTATTATAACACATAATGCACACCCTTGGTAGGTTCAATGAATTTTTTACTTCAGCCTAGTATTAGTCAAGCAGAATCTTCAACGCATACTGAATGTTGTAATACTTAATTGCTTCTAATGAATATTGCTTTTCAAGTGCTAGTAATTCTTCATCAGACAATTTAGAATAATCAATTTCTTCTTTTTCCATATCCTTCACACATGTATAATTTATTTCATTATAACACAAACTGCTCAACAATGAATTTAAACAATTTAAATTAAGTTGAACGATGAAATACTCAACAAATTTAAATTTAGGTCATTTAAATTCGTCTATTTTTCTAATTTTTCACGTAAGTGCTTGAAATATAAGAAAATTTTGTAAATTCCNTTTAAGGAAATTTTCGTGGAACAATCATTAACCAAAATATTAATCCTTATTCAATTTCATTTTCAGAATTTGCTACTGACTTATCTTCACGAATTTCAATGAATCGTGGCAGGAACAGACTATCATAATCCTTAGTCTTATCTGTAATTCTTTCATTATATCCTACAGAGACAATTTTACCAATACAATTCTTTGGTGTCAACTCTTTTCGTTCCTGATCTGTGAATCCTGTACCAACACTAACACGCACTTTCCTATCTGACGACTCAAGAACAAGAGCGCCTAGCATTCCGTCATACTTACCGCCACCATATTCATAATCCACACATAGTAGATCACATTCATACAATGCTTTCATTTTGATGATATCACGTGCACGAGTATCAGACCACATATTCGAATTTGATTTGATAATAATACCTTCCTTGCCATCCTTTCTCATCTTATTGAACAGTACCTGAGCATCATCTAATGTTTCGATTGGATAAGACTGCGCAATTTCTACTCGATCAAATTTATCAATCAATGACAGTACACAATCTAATTTTGAGTATCGTGTTGAGTACTCGGCGTCATAATTGTTTTCTTCAAATTCTTCTAGTGGAATATACCGTTATGTTCATGAAAAACATAAA